CATGTTCTAATCTAGGATGGTTGATAATAAAATCAGAATAGTTAGAGGTCGTCCCTTCGTATAAGCACTCTACCCAGTAAATCTTGAAATTACATTCTTGTTCTACTAATTTCTTAAAAGCAACCTCAGATGCATTTAACCTCAAAGGGTCTTTGCCATAGTTCACAATAACCAAGGCAGTATCGGTAACCTCTTGTATACTATCCAAATCCGATTGTCCATATGTAAGAGCATCGTTGTATATGGTATAGTTATGCATTCCTGCAGGTTTTAAGTCATCAACTGACCATACTTGTGCGTGTTTAGGATGGTATAGGTCGAAACTTTCTTGAACAACCTTTGTCATATTTTTCAGTATACCAGAAATAGCGGGATCCCAGTAGGGGTCACCAATGACTACATCTGGTAACTCGTCTCTTATTTCAAGATAATACTTTGCGTTGAATGCTACCCCATCTACACCTATGTAAAAGACTTCGTATGGGTTGTTGTATAACTCCTCTAATGTCTGAGGATCATTTAAAATATCCTTTCTCTGATATTCTTTAACTGTTCCATTGAATTCCATTAGGTCATCATAGATACTATCCGATATACCACAGTCTGAGTTAGTATATAGTATGTACCCATTAGGGTGACAATGCTTGACTGCCTCATCTAGTAGGTCTTTAAGGAATGGTACATCCTTATTGTTATCCAGTTCCGTCTTACTATCTCTTTCCAATGTTGTAAATTCCCATCCATCTAGTTCCATTGGGGTTGTTCCACAATTAAGTAGTTTAACTCCATCAATTTGGTTACTCATAATACTCGATAGGGCAAGGTCTGTTCTTTTCTTCAATTCTCCCGATGCGTGTGGTGGGAAATTGGTAACATGGACTATAGGATACTCTCCAGAGTCGATACCAGAAGGGATGTTTTGTTCTTGTACTGGACCGAACTTTCTCTGACTTGCTTTTATGTTTCTCCTACTCGTCACTCCTTTACTTTTCTTTAACTTGGGTTGAGTTTTTTGAGTTTTTTGAGTTTTGGGTTTATATTTTATGTCTGACTTTACTTTTGGTTTATGCTTTATGTCTGACTTTACTTTTGGTTTTTTTCTTTTAATCTCACCAACACCAATATTTGATTCCTCTGTTTCTCTTTCAATAGCATTCACCTCAATGTCCGACTCTGGTTCTTCTCGTATAATAACCTTTGCCTCTATCTTGTCTGATAGTATATACCCATCAATTAAGGGAGTATCAACATACCTATCTAATTTAAAAAATGCTAGACCTTTAGTAAACATTGCATATGAGAACTTTGTATAGTATTCTTTAAGTTTATCTGCATTTGCTATGTAAGAAAACTTACCAAAAGTATTGTCGGCCTCAATCTCCAATTCCTCTGGGTCATCTCCATTCATTACATTCTTTGATTGGGGTTTATCCAAAAAGTATTTGTTTTTACATGGATTATAAAAATCTTGTCTGCTTACTCCTTCATATGATTTCTTAAAATCAAAGGTGACATTATAATCATTTACCCATATATATTCTTTCTCAACAAAAGGCAACACCTGCTCAATTAGTGTATGTTTGTCTGTTATATCAAATGTCAAAAAATAAATACCCAATTCTTCTGGGAGTGTGAGGTCATACTGAGACACTGCAATAATATCTTCCGAAACTTCCTTCATTCGGTTGACATTATATGCTAATATATGCGTATCTATATTTTTAGATACGATTGGGATGATGAATGTTACATCATTCATACTTTACTACTTCACTGTCTTACTATACTTTAATAAATCCCTACCCGATTGTTGTATTTGTTTTTTGTCAAAGGTTACCATTATGTTTGTGTATTCTGAAATCTTTTTTATTAAAGGTTTTACTATCTTTTTTCTTTTAATAATTAATGTTACACAATAGTTTCCTATTTTTCTAATTTGATTGAGTGTCCTCTCATCATCTGGATAGTATTCTTGAAAATAAAAATACGATAGTTTTAATAATTGTATATGGTCCTTGAGTTCTTTGATATATAACTCACGCCTTTTGCCACCAGTATCCATATTGTAAATCCTAATAATAGTCTATTTCAACTATTTATAGAGGTATTTTACCAATTACCCCACGAATTTCTAATAAGCAAATTCTCTTTATCCCTATCTATAATTTCTTCATCATCAACATGCGGTGAAGGACCAGGTATTATAACATCTGGATTTTCTACAATGTTGCCATCTGTATCTGGTTCATCAAGTTCACAATCTATTGCAACATCTGGGTCAACTACTTGTTCTCTTGTATCATCACAAGTACCGTCTCCGAATATTTCTCCAGAAACAAGTCTAGGAGTACCAGTAAGTCTCCAGTATAATTCTTTACCAAGGACGATACCTTCTTGGTCCTCTACCGATATTACTTCATAAATAATATCATTTTGAGTCCAATGAAAGTGGTCGAGTTCCATTGGTTCTTCTCTACCTGTTATCTCAGTAAATTGTTTTTTAGAGATTAAAGCGATTCTCTCAGCAGATGTTTTATCGACTCCGAACTGGTTGAAGGTGAAGTTATCGTTCTCACCCTCTGTCATTGCTTTAAGGGTGTATTTTTCGTGGTATTCGGGACTTACATCCTCACCCCATAGGGATGCTAAACCATCAAGGTCGTATTCTGATACTGGAAAGTAAAAAATAGTAGTACCATAGATGTTAATTGCCTGTTCAACACCTTTAGCATACATGTTCTGAGGTCTACAAGCATTGTGTTTCTCAGTTTTAAACCATATATTTTTATATAATGGATTTTTTGCCATTTAGTCGTCTCGATTCTTATTTACATCGTCTTCGTCATCGTCTTCGTCTTCGCATACACATGGGTCTTCCCCACATTCTTCGCATACTTCCTCTTCTTCTTTGTCCTCTTGCTCTTTATCGTGTTTGTTTATATCACTATTAGTGGTTACATCATATTTTGGTTGAATTACATTTACTCTACCAGTTCCACCACCATCAATAGGACCAACATTACCAGACCTATGAGGAACTACTCCTCCCCACATTCCACCACCTTCTATATTGTGGTATTCGTTTAGTTGTTCAGTATACTTTAATTGCCATTGCAATTTGCTATTTTTATTTTCTTCGTTCATAATTAACCTGTTAAAAATATTCCACCTGCGGTTTCAGTTCCCCAGTTACCCATTCTCAATTCTTCTTCAAGTCTTTCTTTTTCTTCCTTACCAGTATCATAGTACCAAGATGCATTAAACTCACCACCACCTGGGAGTTGGAATCCAGTATACATCGACATATTAGTTCCTATTTGTTCCTTCAATAATGCTACTGCATATCGTTGTACCCATAGTTCACTAAAAAGGTTTTCATCTTGTACTATTCTTGAGCAACGGAATGCTATGACTCTTCCTGCTTCTCCAGCGGAAGGTGTTGGATAGATAACCACTTGTTTTTCTGTTTCACTAAAATCTATCTCATACTTTAAAGAGTATCTCAAGTCAATCAGTGCTATATATTGAGATGCAATCTCATAAGTTAAAAGGTTGGATGATGAACCATCCGAAAGATATGTATTGATACCAAGTCCGATTGTGTTTTCTAAACTAAACAAACCATTTGCACCTGCTCCAGTTTCTTCACTATCAAAAGGTTCTCCACCAGTTGCAATGTTTCTACTTACTCCTTGGTTCAAAGGTTGTTCTACTGCGATAATACAACTAGGCACAGTATACACCATTCTGTTTTTCTCCAGCTGAATAAGCAACAATGCCTTTTCATTACCGATTGCAGTACCTTTCTTTCCAAAGTAATCCAATGCATCATCACAAGCAAGGTCTAGTTGTGTCATAGTAGATTCAGCAAACTCTTGACACCCCGATCCACCGATTGCCAATACACCATCTGGGTCTGCGGCTGTTATAGCAACAGTCTCACTGCCTTCAGTTCCAGTGATACCTGGGGATGCACAGTCATCACCTAATTCCGTTTGCAAAATTAGGTCCAAAAGAGGATACCCAAGTTTATGCAAAACATATTGTCTAAATGCTTCTTTTGATCTTAATCTTGCCATTTCGTAGTCCTAACCATTATAATAGTATTTATAATAATTAGAACCCCTTGTATTTTTCAAGTAATTGGTCAATTTCCTCTTGATCAGAAGGAACTTGTAGTCCTCTTTTAGCAAGATGGAAAGTATTTTGCGTATACTTCAACATATCCGTATTTTCATCAAAATTTATATTAACACCGAACTTAGACAATGCAGTAAGTCTCCTTTTCATTTGCTTCCAAGTAGACTTCTTGTAGTTTGGTTCTATCTTCTCAATATCATTAAACCTTCGTTGGAGCATATTAATTTCTATGTTTGCATTGGTTCTATCTTCTTCGGTCATGCTATCTAAGATTTCAGTTGCCTTATTGATAGTATTCCACCTTTTATTGTTATGGTCATCTGCTTCAATTTCCCATACATTATGTTTTGTTAGGAATGTGTTATATACCATAAGGTTAATTTTTGTCTTTTTGATATTCTTAACAACATCAACCTCATCCTCTTGTATTTCATAATCACTAAACTTTCCAGTTTCACTCATCTCAACAAGGTATCTCCAATTATTAATATTGCTGAGTTTTTCATCTATTGATTTTTTGATTTCCTCTTGAGTCTCTTCCTCTTGCTTTTGTTCTGCCTTCTTATCTACCTCTTCAAGAACAAAATCAACTATTTCCACTTCTTTCTCTGGTTTAACTTTAGGATTGCTTTCTTGATTTGTGTATTTCTTGAGAAACTCATCATAACTTCCGTTGTCGTCAATATCATAATCATCTGCCGTTCTTTCCATAGCACCAGAATTCCCTTCTGGGAATCCTGCTCCCTCATCATGTACTAACCTTGTAGTATTCTCGTCTATTAACTTAACATCATCTATGTCGCTAATATCGCTATCTTTAATAACTGGAATTTTAGACTGCAAATTTTGCAGTTCCTTGTCGTTTTCTTTAGGGGGTTGGTACTTTATCAAAGGAATGTCCATCGTCCCTATAATGGGCAAATTTTCCTCGATTCTGATGGTGTCTATAAAGACTGGTACTCCCTTTTCATTTAAGACAGTAATCCATGCTCTAGGTCGCATTTTTCTTACTGTTTGGAGTTTAGTTGCTAGAGTTTGTTGGAGTTGATATGGACTCTCTATGACTCCAGAATGTGACAATTCTGCAATTATTTCGTCCTTGTCCATTTCGATTGGTCTTTTCACCTTTTTTATTAAATGCAAAGGTGGTGCAATCTTTATAATAAACGGATGGGATACTGTAACAAAAAGTTTATGATTGGAGAGGAAAGAAATAAGTCCCTTATCCTCGGTCCTTACAGGTTGCCCTTTATAAAATAGATGTTTTATATATCCTTGGTTGAATTTCACATTAGATGTTGCTTGATATACTGGCATTTGCTTTTCCTAAACATAACTCACTCAACCGTATTTATAATGCCGTATAATAAAAAAGGGGTGGACCGAAATCCACCCCTCTTTATATGTTAGCAGTTTGCTAAGGTTACACTGATTCGAAGAATTCAGTTTCAGCAATACTACCTTGAGATACAGACTGACTAACAGAATTAATTCCTGCCATACCTGCACTACAGTCAATGTAGCGGTAGTAGTTATGTGAACCAAACAAGTGGTCACAGATACCATAACGAGTCATGACTCCTGCTCTTGGACTGAAACTTTCGTCACCGATAGTCTTAGCGAATTGAACAGGGATGTATGGACAGTAAATAAGTCCAGTATCATTTTCTCTAGCACCTTTGTATCCAACTACTGCGAACTCAGCAGTGTTTCCTGCTTGGTATCCGTGAGTATCACGATATACTTTCATTCCACCGATAGTACCGATGAAAGAAACACCTTTACGAAGAGGGTCTACAGTTGAAGAAACTGGAGATCTCTCGAAATCACCAAGTGATTTAAGAGCAACCGCAACCTTTGGAGATACGACAACCCAGTTACCTGCACCCATACGAGATGCTCTGTTGATTTCTTCAGCGGCAGTTACAATCATAGTGTAAAGAGTTCTGAATTTTTCTTGTTCCCAACGAGCATCACCTGCTTGAGGATCCCAAGTCAATACACCACCTGCACGAGCGGCGTTGATAATTCTCTTAACGAGTTCTCTATCAATTTCAGCTGCGATTTCGTATGCCATAATGTCCATCATTTCTTCTTCAAGATCAACATTGTTGACAGTTGCCAAGTCTTGTTGTGCTTCTACTGACCATCTTGCTTTCAACTTACGAGTTCTAGCAACGATTTCTTTTTGTTGAACCAAAAGACCAACTTCTTTAGATACCGAAGTACCTGCTTGTCCCAAGTCACCAGTTGCTTCGTTAAGTTGCTCACCATCAGCAGTTGTAAAACCACCAGAAGCAGTAGTACCAGACAATGATGCATCAACACGGTTGTAACCAAGTTCGTTGTTGTTTTCGTCAACATAACGCAATGCGTATGCAAGTCCAACTGGTCCAGTCATAGGTTGAACACCTACAAGTTGGTTAGCAAGAAGTTCTGGGAAAATTCTTCTAACAAGAGGAATAGTCATTTTCTTGTAACGAGCGATACCACTAGGAGTACCTGGCGCACCGATTTCATTTGTTCCTGCAGTGTTACCACCAAGTCCCAATCCTACTGGATTAGAAGCAGTGTGAATACCTTCCGCAAGATAGTAGTTGTCACCATAAGCTTCCTTGTTAAAGTAGTCTTCTTGGTTTTCGAGCAACTGTGCCATTGACTTCACTTGCTCGTCTGTATTAAGTCCATCAAGCAACTTGTGCCACTTGCGAACTAGAGTTTCCATTTTTACATTCATTTTATTCTCCTAAGAATATTTGTTTGTGATTAATTAAAAAAGAGTGTTAAGTTTTATTCAGATTAAATAAGTTTCTTGAAATCAGAAACATACTCGTCCATTGGGTCAAGTTCTGGAGTTTCAACATCTTCTGTCAATTCTTCAGTATCCAACTCGTCTGGAGCGTTTACATCTTCTGTTACAATAACTGCCTCACCTTCATGCGACTCAACTTCGGAAGAATTTTCAGTTTCTTCCACAGACTCCGTTACTTCTTCTTTTACTGAAGTTGAAGCGTTGATAATGTCTTGACGAATGTATGAGAATTTCTCCTCAATCGCATCAACATCACAATCTTCTAGTAGTCTAACTGCTCTCTCACTTTGGTCTTCTGTAAGACCTTCACAAACCTTAGAGATTTTCACTTGTCTTTTGAAGTCATCTAATTCCTTAGAAACTCCCATTTTTCCTTCTGTTAGTCTTTCGATTTCTTTTGATTGTTTAATAAGTTCTTCTTTTGCCTCTTTGATAAGAGAAAAGTTTTCCTCATCGAATTTGATGTGGTTCTCTTCCATAACTTTCTTGAAACCAGAAACGATAGGTTCAAGCACATCTGCTTTTGCTCTATGCTCAATAGTTTCTTCAGGCAACATTTCTTTCAATTCTTGGTCAAGGTACTGGTCCATTTTTTCTTCCAACCATTCTTTGTACTCTTCGATTTCTTTTTCTTTTTCTTCAGAGATAGTTTCAATAACCTTTTCTGTTTTTTCTTCCAATGCGGTAACGAAAGAAGAAGACTTCTCTTTTACAGACTCGGTAATCTTTTCAAGGGTAGTCTCGTAACTACCAGTATGCTCTTTCAAAAGAGTATCATATTTTTCTTTTGCTTCAGATTCAGCAACTTCAGTAGCGAACTGTACCTTAGCGTCAAGTCTTGCCTCGATCAATGCTTCAACTTTAGTATTGAACTTTTCAGTCAATGCAGAAACTTCGTCTTCGTTCAGTTGTGTAAAACCGTCCCCAAGAACATCCTTTAAAATATCGTTACCCATATTACTATCTCCCTATTGAAAATATGTTTTACTATTATTTATAAAACTTTATCCGTTGCTTAATTTGCGTTATATTTTTATTTATAAAATTTGTGTTGTTGCTTTATTTCTTTGCCATCTTATTAGCATACTCTTCGTTGGAGATTGTTTTTACAATACGACTAAAAACCTCTCCCAATGAAGATGCATCCTCTATTCTTTGTACTACTTCGTCAGGTGTTTCGACTCTATCATTGAAGAAACACAGTCCTCCGTCAGAAAGACCAGTCATTCCTCTTGGTGTTGCTTTCAACACCGCACCCTTCTTCAATTCTTTTTGTATGTTCTTAGAAATTGTAGAAAAATCGGAAAAGTCAACATTAGTCATGAGACTAACTAGGTTAGGAGTACCAAACTCTTCTGGAATATAATAAGATTTGACTTTCTTTGGTTTAGTGATTGAAGTCTTTTTAAAAGCGTCTTGAAGCAATTCTTTAAATCTGTTTTTTCTTTCTTTTGCTTTTTTTGAAGAAACAGAACGAGTGCTGAGAAAATCACCCACTTTATCAAACTTCTGGGCATTTTTAATAACCTTTGCCATGTTGATATTTCCCGATGCCTCAGTAAGTTCTTCTTTAGACTCACCTATTAGACATTGTTCGAGTAATTCTACATAATTATTCATAGTGATAATTCCTTATAGTTTATTAAGAGCTGAATTTACAATGTCAAACATTGTTGCTTTTCTTTCGTCAGTTTTAGTAGGAAGCACACATAGTTTTGTTTTAACTGCTTCCAATATTTCTTCGATAGAAGACTTGACACTGATTTCATTTGTCTCGTTGTTTGCATAATATTTTAAACTTTCCATTACACTTTCAACGAATGCATCAGGTGCAGAAGGGTCAGCAACAATATCAACTGTTACCAAATCAAATCCACTTACCCATTTCTTTCCTTGCTTTTCTTCTACATTTCCAAGACCTCTAGTAGAAACACCTAAAGTCATTCCATCTTCTAAAAGGTTTCTTGCAATACATCCACAAGGAGTTGATGCAATTTTTGCTTTACCAATTCCATTGTTTCCATCCATTGTCAAATCTGTAATATAGTGAGATACTCTCTCCAAATTAATATCAACACCCTGTGGGTGGTTCAATTCACCTGGCGCACCTACACCTCTTTTCATTCTTTTATCGTAGAAAGACTTTACACTTTCTCCTAGCATATCAGTAGGATACCATCTTCCATTTTTATTAAGAAGATTGCCTTGAAGAAATGGACCAGAGATGAAAAGGTCTTTCTTTACAAGTTTTCTATTCTCACCCTCACCTTCATAGATGGGTACGACTTCACAAGACATTTCCTTGTAGTCGTGATACTCTTTAAGTAAATCCATTTTATATTCCCTAATACTATTTAAAGGTATTTATAAAATTTTACTCGTCTGAAAAAGATTGACGAATTGTTTCTTTCTTGTCTTCGACTCTTTTGGTGATTGTATCACTAACCGCAGACTGTAGACTTTCTCTTGCTTTAAGGTAATCTTTCTCAACAATGTTGTTGATAAATGCTTTTGTATGTTCAGACATAATAATCTCCTGTTTTATGTTTTCTATTGATTATTTATATATTTATTTATAAAACAACATGGTCCGCTATAATTTTAATAATATTAGAACCAGTATGCTACCCTTCGGTCTTTATTAGAATCCACCAAATCCACCACCACCATCTTCTTGGTTATCTGCTTTTTCTTTTTCGATAAGAGACTTGTTCTGTCTATATTCTTCATCTGTCCAACCTAAATAATGTTTACATGCAAACTCTTTAGAGAATACATCATTAAGATATGCCGATACAGTACCGAAAGCATTCAATCTCATTTCTTCAATTTGTGTTCTTTTCAATTCCTCGAAGTGATTGTTCTTATTGAGATTTAGTTTAAAGTCTTGGTCCTTCAATCCGAAATGATTCCATAGTCCTTTAAGTTTAAGGTGTGTTTTAAATACATCAAATACCAAATCCATTATCTTAACTTCAACACCTTCGACCATTTTAACAAACTTAACCTCTTGCCAAGTAATCTCTCCCATCTGCCCCATATTGTATTGGGGTTGTCCCATTACTGTTTCAAGTCTTCTACTTGTTGGGATTTCCAATGCCATATATAGTTTAGTCAAGAACCAGTTAAGGTCATTGATTTCCCCAAGGTTTTCACCACCTGGCAATGTATCAACATTGGAACCATTACCATCAGCAGGTTCAGTAAACCAGAAGTCCTCAAGCATAGCAAGGATGTTATTTTGTCCATCAATCTCACCAGTAGAGGTATTGTAAATCTTCTTTTGTCTATACTGGCGCATAAGTTTCTGCAAGTATTGTTCAGCTGCTTGTTTAGGCATATTACCTGTAGCAATACGGAAGATTCTTCTTTCTGGGGCACGAACTAAACGATAGATAACGACTGCCTCTTCCAATAGTTGTAACTGTCTCCAAATCTTCTTTGCTCTTTCCAAGTATGAAAGAATAACCTTTGAACCAGTCTCCTTTGTTAATGTATAAATGTCATTATGAGCATATGCTACCTGTGGACCATATAGTGAAATAACCTCACCAACATCATTTGAACCGTATGAGATATTATACTGAACTACTTCGTCATTATGGTCCCATACTGGGAATACTTGGTCGGGTAGAAGTTTCCTTACTCTACGCAATCCATCCTTCTTATTCTTTTCATTAACAACCTTCTCATAGAATAGTTCCCCAGTGATTAGGTAAGAACGAAACATATTCTTTGCTTTTCTATTGAAATCAAATAGGTCGTGGTATACATACTCCCATTCTTTTCTGATATTAGCAACCATATTCATATTTTTACTAATCTTGTCGTTAGTAATTTCCATATTAGCAACATCGCCAGTAAGGTCATGTCTGTTAATCAATTCTTCACAAATCATATTAAGGGCATATCCTATCTCTGGATATTCTGCCATTTGTCGATAAACATTTAACTTATCTGTTTTGTTCGTTTCCTCAAAATTCACATATCTCTTTAAGTTACCATATGCTTGTTGATTAGCTGCCAATGAATGATCTTGTCTCGAAGGAGATAGTTGCGAGTCTACTGGAGGGTCGAAGAATGATGTACCCTGGTTTGCGTTTTCGTCTTTATCAACCTCTAGGAATATCTTTGCAATCTTCTTAAAAATTGCAGGAGTGCTATCCGAGTTGAAAAAACTACTGTCTAATAACGGCATGCTAATGTCCTTTTTATATCTTTGTTATACTTATTTATAATTAAAACTTGAAAACTTTTTCAGTTATTATTCTAAAGTCATAATCTCTTTTTCTACAAAATTCCCTTGCGGCTTCCCATTTTGCGAGGTTTGTGTCATATGTTTGACTTTCATGGATTATAGTCTTCTTTGATTTCTTCTTTGTTATCCTTGGTTTTATTGTCTGCTTATGAGGTTTAACTTCAATCAATTCTACCCTACCTGTTTCATATATGACTATAAAATCCATTATATAGTTTCTATTCTTCTGCAATGTTGGGTCATAGTATGGTATCTTAACACATTCTGAGCCCCATTTGACTATCTTGGGGTTCAAATCACAATGTCTCATATAACTTGCCTCCCATCCACTTCTGAATATAGGAGGTTTTTGTGCTATATACTTTTTTCTGTTCTGGACAGTATAAACACCCTTATGAGTACCAGTGTTTGACCTTTTTACTTTTTCTTTTTTGGACATTTACACTTGCCCTTCTCTTTTTTACATTTAGAGCATAGTTTCTTTGCATTGGCATCAGTTTCTACTTTATCATGCGATCCTTTAGGTTTAACTAATGCATCAGAATCGACTGCCATTGGCATTTTGTGGATTGCGATTCTCTCAGAAGAAGTACCCTTGTATGGTCCAGTATTAACTGCCACACCATCAGCAGTAGTACCACCCAACGCAGTTGCTCCACCTTCTCCGTCTTCTTTGAAAATCTTTTTGAGATTATCTTCTAGTTGTTCTAGAATATCCTTCAAGTTCATAATAAATACCTCTGTTATTTAAAGGTATTTATAATCAGAAGGTCTTTTCTAAATCTTCTTTCCCTTGATATATAAATCTAAGTGTATTTATGCTGATAGTTTCTGGTTCAAAACTAGGCAATGTTGGAACATCTCCCTTGAACCTTGCTATTTCAATATGTGGTGTATTGGTTATATCATGTTCTGTCTCAGAACCAATGTATTTGATTCTCTTGAACGCATCTATCCTTGCTTCTTTAATCTTTTGTGGCAACTCAACTTTAATATACACGACATTTTCAAGTCCTAGTTGGAATTTTCCAAACTTTTTCAAAACACAATCAAACTTTTCCCCTGTGAACTTATCCTCAAGTACCTCAAATAAATCGTTACCATCCACCCACTGAACATTGTTACATTGAATAAGGTTAAGATTTGGTTTATAGTTTATCTTACTACTTTTAAGGTCAAGCATATTATGATACTTAATAATCGACCTTCTCGAAATATCTCCGATAATGGAAAATGGTGTTTGTAAGTCTCTTTCTTTCATGAATGTTCTAAAATTAGGCATTGACAGGTTGTTTATATAATGAGTCTAATGATGATGTAATATCGTCCAAGTTATCCAGAAGACCATTGTATTTATTCTTTACGAAATATTTAAACAACTTAGAAGAATTAGGCAACGAACCATAGTCATTATAGTTGTCCATTATTTCTACTTTTAATTCTTTTGGTTGCATTTTTAAATTTACTAATTTGTTATTTCTTAAAAAGTTCTTCTTTAGTTCTTCGTTCTCTGGGTCACTCAAAAACAATTCTACTTCATTGTTATTTATAATCCCCTTTGCTTGCTTGGCAGAGAACCCAGTAACTCTAGAGGGTTTAAGACCAATTTCCTGTTGAAAAGAAATTGAACTCTCCATAAGTAACTTCTCACTACCTAACAATTTAATTTTGGCATTGTTCTCAGATTGAGCAACATCGAGGGTTTTGACGCAATACTCAAGGAACTCTGGTTTGAATGTATGCTTGTCTGCAATAGAAGGAACAAAATCACCCTTATCCCCAGTAAATATCTTCATAAGTAGTTCTGCCTTGGGGTCATCACAATGTACTATCTTCTTCTTAATAGGACTATATAGCACTCTATGAGGTCGTTCCAATAGTTGAACATAGTCACCATCTGTAGTAATGAATACAACTTCGTTATCTTTTAGTTCGTCACTATATGACAATACTGCGGCTACATCATCTGCCTCTGCGTATTCGGTTTCTACTACTTTGACTGGGAGATTTGTTTTTATCTCTTCTAATAGATCACCATACCTTTCAAAGTATTCCTTAAAACTGAACCAGTGTTCTTCGTTCTTCTGGTCGTCCTTATTACGAAGGAGTTTTCTGTGTGCCTTGTAATATGGGTAAACATCTTTTCTCCAGTTCTTACGACTATCTACCGCTACAATAAACTCATCAGCATCAAATTGTTTAATATACTTGAGTATACCATTGACATACATATATTTCCATTGTTGGTAACCTTCTTCGGCAGTTTCTTGATTTCTTGCCACACTAATCAGTCTC